GGCTAGATGAGATAAAGGTTCAGTCTGCTGCTGACGAGCGTATGGCTTTGATTGGCGCTCAACAGGCTGAGATGCAAGCTATCTATGCCCACGATATGAGCCTAAATGAAGGCACTAGCCAGTGGATGAAGAATCTCAGGGCTTCTGTACGTCCTGTGATTACTTATGGCTTCTTTGGCCTTTTGTGCGCTATTGACGCTACTCTGGCTTACAAGGGCTTTGAGGCCGGTGTTTCCTTTGATGAAATGTCTAAACAGCTCTGGGATGATGAGACTCAGGCACTGTTTGCTGCCATAATAAGCTTCCACTTTGGCGGTCGGGCTTTTGGCAAATGATTAGCGATAAAGCCTTAAAGATGATTAAGCATCATGAAGGGGTAAGGAATAAGCCTTACCGCTGTCCTGCTGCTTTGTGGACTATTGGGGTCGGTCATGTTCTGTATCCTGAACAGGGTAAGTTGAACATGGCTGATCGGATGAAATATCCACTAAAGATTGAGCATTTCCGTATCTTTTCCAAAGAGGAAATCGATGAGATTCTTAAGGCCGATCTTGCTCGGTTTGTACGAGGCGTATCCCGTTTTTGTCCTGTTATTGCTAATCAAGGGCAGTTGGACGCGCTGGTCAGCTTTTCCTTTAATGTAGGTCTAGGGGCTTTGCAGAGAAGCACTCTAAGACAGAAGCATAACCGAGGCGATTACCAAGGTGCTGCTGCTGAGTTCTCAAAGTACACAAGAGGTGGGGGTAAGGTATTACCGGGCCTTGTAAAGAGGCGAAACGATGAAAAAGCCCTTTATTTAGGAGGCTAACATGAAGAAACTCGCTGTTGTCTTATCGCTAATTAGTTGTTATAGTTTTGCACAAGAAGCAGCGGGTTTTGAGAATAATGCTGGTGGCTGGACGGTAATTACCACTAGGGATCAGTATTGCGCTCCGATTGGCCTAAATGATGGTTATGCCTTTGGTAAAGAGGCTTATATCAGGTTTTGCTGGACACGCAGAGGTAATGCGATTCTGGCAGTATTTGAGAACGGTGAGAACCGTACATGGCCAGCAGCGTCTTTTAAGTTATTGGATGTTGAGCCTGAATTTAGCGGTAATAAATCATAATGCCTAAAAAAGAAGATTGGATGCCAGCGTGTCAATCTTGCTCATTCTTCGAGGGTGAGCCAAAAGAAGAATTAGGCTATTGCAGACGTTATCCTCCGACATTAGTTAGCGTTGGTGATGATAACTATGAAAGCACCTTTCCTGTCGTTGGTAGGGATGATTGGTGCGGAGAATTTCATCGATTTTCTAACTAGAGGGGATCATGACCAAATCAGCTTGCACAGACCAAGAATTTATAGGTCTGTGGAATAAACACGGATCAGTAACAAAAGTTTCAAAAATATTAGGTATTCATGAAAGAAACACACACGCTAGGCGCAGGAATATCGAAAAAAAGTATGGGATTATCCTTGCTGGAGTAGCTAAAAATAGCCCTGATTTCAAGGTAACGTATCCAGAGAATAATGTCAGGATCAACGTAGAGCTAGGAAATGGGGTTATTGTTGTCGGGTCTGACTGCCACTACTGGCCCGGAGTTGTTAGCACAGCACATCGTGCATTTGTAAAGATCATCAAAGATTTAAAGCCTCGGATGGTCGTTATGAATGGGGATGTATTTGACGGGGCTAGTATCTCCCGGCATCCGGTATCAGGATGGGGCGTTATCCCTACTGTAAAACAGGAGCTAGAAGCCTGTCAGGAGCGTCTAGAGGAGGTCGAGAAGGCCGCAAAAGGCGCTGCCCTGCACTGGACATGGGGTAACCACGATATGCGCTTTAACGCCCGTTTAGCGGCTCAGGTAGGGGATACTTGGCGAGGCGTAGAAGGCATGAATCTGACTGACCATTTCCCTAGATGGAAGTTCTCCACAAGCATTATGGTCAACGAGTCTACGATGATTAAGCACCGTTATCATAATGGCATCCATGCTGTTTACAATAACACAATGAAGGCCGGTATTAGTATCGTTACCGGACACCTACATTCCCTGAAAGTAACCCCGTGGAGCGATTACCGAGGCGATAGATATGGGGTAGATACAGGCTCACTGGCTGATGTGCATGGTGACCAGTTTGAGTATTCTGAGGACAATCCTAAGAATCATAGATCAGGCTTTGCGGTTCTAACCTTTGTGGACGGAAAACTGCTACCGCCTGAGCTATGTCAGGTCTGGGATGATGACCATGTGGTGTTTAGGGGTCAGTTGATTAAGGTGTAATCCGACTAATAGCCCGGTTAATGTACCACTGGGCTTTTAGCAGGTCTTTTAGCTTATCTTCTTTCTTCCCTGCCCTAGAGATGTATTTAACGGCATTGCCTAGATGAAAGTCTAGGTTCTTGGCTTCAATGAAGTCAATGGTTTCAATACCACCATCGGTATAGTGTGCTGGATGATTAACTTGATCCATCTTTAACAAATACTCCGTTCTTATTAAGGTAGCCTTTACGGTCTTTAATCTCGTTATAGGCCGATTCTAGGCAACGGGTTAGATCTACGTCCTCTAAAGCCCCCACAACAATAAGACACACAAGCACATCACCAAGACCATCAACAATAGCAAGTCTATCCCGTTTAATAATAGCATCGGCTAATTCTCCCATTTCTGAGACTGCTTTGAGTAGCTGAGTCTTGGAATCCGAGTTCTCAATGATTCCTCGTGCTTCTGCCCATCGGATAACGTCTAGCTCCGTAATTGCCCAAGTCATTGAGACAGTTCCTCAATCTCAAGGATCGGCAGACCGAATACTTTATGGACACGGATAATAATATCGGCTGATACCTTGGATTTACCGTTACGAATACGGCTCATCACTGGAGTTGATACGCCTAGTTTTGCAGCCAGTTGACGGTCATTCTTAATCTCAAACCGGCTTTGTAGTTCGTCGAGCAGTTTCATAAATCTCCTGTAGTTAAGATTGTTGGTGACAGCTATTCCCTATATCCGTGTGCGATATGCCACTGCCGATTGTTCACTGCCACCAACACGACTGAGGACTCCCCTCGGTTTCTATATTCCGATGAGCAAGTTAATGCTCGAATCCTCATGCGTCTTGGTTGTTGGTGGTCGGTCATTCACCAACACGGCTGACCACTGCTATTTTCCCGTCTTACCTACCGTAATAATCTAGAATCCTACGGTTTTCAGGTTCTGGGTTAGTCCTCTACCGCGAATAGAGTCCAGCAATGGTCATGCGTCTTGGTGCAGGGTCACTGAGCTTGGAGACTCGAAGGAGGACTCAGCCCCTGCTGCCGGAGTTACTCGCCACAACCGGCTAGGCGTGTTAGGTGGGCTACTCGCTACACCGCCTGATGAACACCACGTTTATCGGATTGGCAGCATCCGCTTTCGCCCGTAAAGGGTGGAGATACTCACAAGATTTAGGATGAACTGACCAAAGTCCCCGCCAGCTTGCTTTCTCTCCGTAGATCAAAATGGAATAGGATCGTTAGGATCGTCTTCCGGCATTGGTTTAGCCTTGGGTTTAACGGCATCCTTTGGCTTTACCGACAAGCTAAAGAACTTCTTTCCGTCCTTGCTGGACTCTTTAACCCATGCTGAGAGCCAGTAATCTATGCCATCAACATTGAGTGAGCCAGAGTATTCTGGGTGATTATCTGCTGTCTTATTCTGGTTCCTAGAGAGGATTCCGCGATTAGTATTGTCGAAGCTCATATTTTTACCTTGTAGTGTATTTTTTAATTGCTGCCCGTTGTTTACTATCTAACAGACTCCATAGGGCTGTTTTAGAATCTGCGTCTAACTCACATTGTTCAATATACTGAACAGCGCCTTCTACATCGTCCATAGCCAGCAGGGAGATAACCTGTACCCCGATACTACGGATAGATTCCTGCTCCTCAGCGGTCATGCTATCGAATACGTCCTTGGTGATAGGCTTTGCAGACTTAGGAGCATCTGAGCCTGTTGTAGCGTCTAGGGCATCATGCTCGACAATCTCTAGCGCAGTGACGTATAGGTAGCGCCTAGAATAAGTTTCTACAGCACCGAGGTTCTGGATCGGATGCGTTCCTTTTAAATTTGCATCTGCCATTGGCGAGGTAAAAACTATGCTTTCGTCAGAATCGCAGTCAAATATAGTTAATGT